TTCCAGTCAACTCGGTAAGTTACCGTTTCTATCTTCATTGGTCAGCGCGTCCAGTGGCACGAGGTTCTCAAACTTCTTGGTGTCAAAGTGCAGGGCGCGAACGGCTGGGGAGACCATCTTCATACCCTTTGACATGCGCTTATTGACCGCGTCGATGAACGCGCCTTCGTCTTTAAGCTGCTTGAGTGCGTCCCTGTAGTGGATTTGCAGCTTTACGCAGTAGTCTTTAAACGCCTTGGCAGCAATAAACAGGTGGCCGGTATCTGGCTCGTAGCGCAGCAGCAACTCACCTTTAGGCTCGGAAGTCGGCAGGGATTCCATCTTTGTTCGTGCGTCAACCGTACCGTTCACCACCAGCATGTTGTGGACATGGGCGTTCATAAACTCGCCGAGCATGACTTTGGGGTCTGAGGCAGGTGGGGCTACTTCGTCTCGCATCTCGCCCAGCATGCCGATCATCCACTTGTAGACTGCCTTCATGTCAAAGTCGTGCAAGCCAAGCTCCTTGGCAATCAAACCACCAGCTATGTTAATAGCCGCAGCCGCCGACCAGAAGCGCTCTCGTGCGGTGAACTGGACTTCCTTGTCGATTCGGGCTTGAATACTACGCACCAGACTGATCGCCTCTTCCAAGTTGTTCACAAGCCATTGAGCATAGATGTCACCCGCATGGCCGTAGTTCTCAAGCATTTGATGGTCAAACATCTGCTTGCCTTCTTCGACGCTGATGATCGTACTCGGCGAAATCTTGTACTCTAGCAAACGCATGGACTCGCCGTCTGGGGAGTTTTTTGCCGCGCCGAGTTTCTCGTAGAAGCTGGCGTTCGATGAAGCCAGAGTCATGTTGTTCCACTTGGTATGGTTAGCGCGAAGTTCATTGGTCTGAGACTTAGCTCGGTCTTTGCCCCTACCCTGAGATATGCTGTAGGCCAAGTCAGAGAACTCCATCGGGGTGGTGTTCGTAATCTCGTCGATGGTATTGGGCAGGTTGTTCATCACACCGAGGCGCATCATCTTGGCATTGAGTGTGTCTTTCCACATGGACGACAGGTCTTTGGGGTGACCCCAGACACTATTGCACATGAACAACGCTGTTGATTTGCCTGAACCTGACGTCTTATGAATGACGTTGATAATCGCGCCGCTCAAACCAGTGAACTTCAACAGGGGCGAACCAAACGCCGTAAGTGCAGCAAACGCATGAGGCTCAAGGCCCGGACGTGCGTACATGTTGAACACCTCTTTCCACTTCTCAAACGTGCCCTTGGACACGAGCTTCTCGGCAAAAATACGTGTAATCGCCGATGGTGGGCTGTAAAACACCCCGTCTTTTGTAATCTCTCGGTCGCCGACAATAAACTTGCTGTCGTTGTCTACCCATCCAAATTGTGTTCTCATAACTTCTGCCTTCCTTACGTACTGTAAATTTTTCATGGACGCCACGACGAAGATCGCCAGTAGCTCATGTTGCTTTTGCGTAGCCATCACACCGTGGTGCGATAGCTGTTTGCGTAACTCATCTTTCGCTGAAATTGACGTAGCTGGGATAGAGAACTCCTTCACCCCATCGTGCGGCAAGTGCAGCCGGAACAACGCAACTTCCCCCGCTTCAGGGTCGGTCATGCGCTTAACCACATACAAGTCGTGCTCGTAGACCAGCACGGATTCGTCCTCGTCGGTTACCCCCTTGCGCCAGATACCGCCTCCCTTGGCCCGAAAGAAAGGGAATGGATACTCTGGAATACGGTAGTGCCCTATCGCCGGGGTTTTGTTTTCAACTTCCGGTATTTCAGCCTCCACTACGTACTCGCCGTCCTCAACTTCAGCTTGGGCTATTTCTATGCCCAAAACAATCGGGGATTTAATCTTGCCTTTGTGGGGGCAACCTACGCAGCCAGTTGGGTTGAGCTTCTCGAATGTCAGGCAGTGGTGGGGGCCAGCACTTGCAACCAACTCGGCGACTTTTTTGTCCACCTCCGCTGGGTTGTACCCGGGGTACTGACTCGACATCATGTGCGCAGCTTTGTCTTTGTCCACGCAGAACGCAGCAATAGACAGGGCCGAGCGCCACAACGGTTCCTCAATCGAATCTTGGTTTTGGAAGCAGTAGTTAAGCTGGGCGCAGCCGTTCTCTGCTTTCATCATAATGGTCTTAAACCGCTTGACCTTGTTCTGCATCAAGGCTTCCATCATTGGGCTGATGGACGGTAAAAAATCAGGTTTGTCGTCAATGGGTTCGGCAGCGCCGAGCAGTTTTTTCCATTGGGTGTACGTTAGAGTCTGTGTGTTCTCGTTGAGAACTGTGACTTCCATCGGTTCGGCTTGCTTAAAATTCAACGTGCCGGGGATACGCAGTACTCGTGCTGCTTCAAATACGGAAGAATCCACAATGAGACCGTGCTCGACACACAGTTCACGTAGGCGGTTTGCAAAGGGGAGCCAGTGGCCGCGCTCAATAGTTTCCTCAATCAGCCAGTAGGCGTGTACGCCGTAACCTGAACTGACCATGATTGGGCGTGGCATACCTGCGGCTATGCAGAACTTCTTTAGCTCATCCAAGCCGATTTGCTGCGTGAGATACCCTTTGATGACGCCCTTCTCATCAGGTACGCCCTTGGTCGGGCCGCAGTCAATGTCCATCCACAGTGCGCGGAAATGTATGGCGTTATCTGCTGTGCGTTTGTTCAATGGGCCGTACTTGGCGCACCCAAAATACACATCAAATCCGTTGTCCACCAGCTTCTTAGCCTGTGCCTCTACCTCTTCCCTCGTATCAAAAAACCTTTGGTCTGCGTATTTCCCAAGCCCAAGCACAGAGTACCGGCCAGCGGCTGGCAGTACAGTGTCGAGAAGGTCAAAGTTAGACATATCTTTTCTTTTAGGGACGGCTACGCAGGGGGCCGAAGCCCCCGTACGCGCACGGATTATTTTTTCGCCTTAAGGCGCGGAAGCAAACGCTCGATTTGTTCGCAGTGAGCGCGGCTGGGGGAGGTTGTCCCCCAGAACCAGTTGTAGATAGTGGCTCGACTTACGTCAAGTTTCCCAGCTATCTCGCTCACAGGAATATTAAACCGTATGCAAGTACGCCCAAGGACAACGCCCCATGACTCATCATCCGCCGCTTTATTGGCTTCAACAAGTTGGAAGCTGTATCCGTAGCTCATTGCTTACTCCTCGTCAGACCAAGCCTTGACTACGTCATCCAGACCCTTTTTCACAGTGGGGGTAGGTGTAGTGGCTTTAGTGCTTTCTCGTTTGACCGGCTCGGCGACTGCGGCAGCAGCTTTCGGAACAGGAGCAGCCAGAGCAGGGGCAGGGGCACGGCCAGACATATCCGCTTGGTACGGAGTCATGGTGACCATCTTCTGCACTTCTGATTTCTTGGCAACTTCGCTCGTCACTGCGTACTGATCTTTGTTAATGAACCGAGAAGGTGTGAACAGGATGGACTGGTTGTCATTGTTCTCGTTAAAGCTCAACGTGGTAACAACGTAGTCCAAACTCTTGCCGTTGTTGGCCAAGTACTTGGTGTAGTTCTCAAAGGTGTGGGTGTTATCGGCAGTACCGTCACCAAACAAGGACTTCGAGGCCAAGTTCAGTTGATAGACTTCACCCTCCAAGGAAGTACCAAAGTCTTCCACCAAGTTCACAGCAATACGGCGTGAGTAGCGGCAAGCCTTAGAAGTGCCTTGGCCTGAACCTTTAATGTTCTGAGCACAAGTGTCGCAACGGCTAGCTTGCGGGGAAGCGGAACCAGCGTCAGGTGCTGCGCCATCATTAGAGAAACAATCTGGGGCGCTCGGCTCGGCATCAGGTGTCCACGGCTTCACATAAAAGATACGACCGACTTTAGGCGATGCGCTCACGATGACGACTTCAAGGTCGCCTTTAACTTTACCCATCTCTTCTCCGCCGACCATCTTACGGAAGATGCCGTTCTTGGGCACGATGCGCTTGACGCCGCTCTTGCCAGCGAGGGCTTTGGTTAAATCACTGACGCCAGCAGTTTGCAGGAAGTCAGGCAGATCTTGGTTCAAAAGTGTAATGTTGCTCATTTTTCAATTCTCCGTTTAAGATTTTGCGCGTCGGACGACGACTGTGTATTCGTTCTCAACATTCAAGCCCATAGGCATGACGTTGGGATTTTCGGCTAGGAAATCTTTCATGTTGGTTTGGTGCAAACGCTTCTCAAGCAAGCCAAATGCACTGTGTTCCTTGATGAAAGAGTACATGGAATCCCAATCGCCAGTCCAGTATTTCGACTTGACCGAACGGATGATCGTTCCGTGTGGGGTACGGATGCTGTCAGCACCCATCTCTTTGCAGGTATCGAGCATCTGCTCGGCCAGCATCTGTTGCTGCGCTTCGAGGTCTTTATCGACGTTCTCAAACTCACGTTTGTTATCGGCGCGTCTGTCTCGAATCTTCAGGTAGACAGCGGTAAGCTGGTCTAGGTCTGGTCGTTCGGCTACTTCATTTTCTTCACTCATCTAACACTCCTTTGGTTGAAAGAAACCCGACTATAACACATCTTTAGACATTGTCAATAGCTTCTGAAGAAATTTCCTGTCGGTACAAATCGATGATTTGTTGGTGGTTGGTCACGTTCCCCCGAAGCATCGAGTAGACTCGGCGCTCGGTTTGGCTCCCACAGATATGCACGATGGTCATTGGGTTGACCTGACCGGGGCGGTCAATACGTGCGTTAGCTTGGAGGTAGGTCTCCACGCTGGTACAGGGAGCGTACCAAATGATTGTGTCGGCTGCTGTAAGGGTAAGCCCGTGTGACGCAGCTTGCGGTTGGATGATAAGCACCTTGATGTTCGATTGCTCTTGGAAGTCCTTCACAATGTCCGAGCGGCGGTTCACAGACACGGCTCCGTTAATTACTTCGCACGTTATGCCGTTCTTAATCAAGTGTTTTTTGAGCATCTCAATGGTGTGCGTGAACGGGACAAACACCAGCACCTTGTTGCTGCTCTCGTCAATGACTTCCTGCACCACGTTCATGCGGTTGGACACATCAAACTCCAGCACCTCGTGGGTGTCGGTGTAGACCGAGCCACAGGAAATCTGAAGCAGCTTGCTCATCTTGGTCGCAGCGTTCACAGCGGAGACTTCTTCGCCTGCTGCCTCTAACAGCATCTCCTTCTTGAGAATGTTGTAGTACTTGGTTTGCTGCGGGGTCAGTGGGGCGTCACGATCAATGTATGTCAGAGGCGGCAAGTCAATGCAGTTCTTCTTCTCAAACCGAATCGCCGGTTGCAATATGCTGTGTACTGTGTGCTTGGCTGTCGGCTTTGGAATCCACTTGAACTTGGTTAGCTGGTGCATCACCAAGTCGCGGTACTGGCCGTGGAACATCGGCACACCCTTGGGGTTAATCAGCTTAGCCAAGCCATACGCATCCATTGGGGACTGTGCCGCTGGCGTACCCGTCAACATCCACAAGCCTTTTACAACTTTGTTAATGTCGCGCAGTGTTTTCCAGCGGGTTGTCTGCGCGTTCTTGTAGGCCGAGGCTTCGTCCGCAACGATGAGGTCAAACCCGCCATTGATGATTTCGTTCTTCACAATATCCACGCCGTCAAAGTTGATGATGACAAACTCAGCGCCAGCGTTGATGATTTCTTTGCGCTTGTTGGCACTCCCGTGGGCTATCGATACCGTGCGATGGATAGCAAATTTAAATAAGTCCTGCTGCCACGCGGACTTCATTATTGACAACGGGCAGATGACAAGTACCCGTTTCACAATCCCACGCTGCATCAAATAGTCCACCGCCCAGATCACCGATGCTGTCTTACCCGTACCCTGCTCGTTGAAGCAGAACGCCTTGCGGTTGGTAATGAGGAACTCGGCGGTTACCTTCTGGTGGTTGAATGGCTCGAACCCGTGGGGGCGCGGCCACTCGTAATTTTCTAAACTCATTGTTGCTCTTTCAATCTAACGTAATCAAAGTTTAGACTTGTTTCTAATTTTTTGGCTTTGGAAAGGCGGGTAAAAACATGGTCGTGTTCTTCTAGCTCTTCAGCGTCAAGCGGCACCCACTTTCTGCCAAACACCAAAAGCCAAATGCCCTCGTCCGTCATTTCTTCTTGGGCTTGTTGACTTTTACGGTGTGGTCAGAATTGCGGCTGAACGAACGGTTGGCGCTCGGGGACTTCAGCTTTAAGTTGCTCGGCGCGTTAGTGCCGCCTTTACTCAACGGAACCGTGTGGTCGATGTCTTTACCCGTACGGTCAATACCCTTTTTGTCCATTTCATCACGGGCACGTTGGCGGTCCATCCGAGTGGGCAGTTCGCCCCGCTCAACTTGTTGGGCGTACTCTTTTTTGTATGGGCGGGGTTTGTTTACGTATGGCATTATTTGTCCTCGTCTGGGTGGTGAAAGTAAGCCATTGAATCAGCATGATCTTTCATTTTTGATGCCAACTCTTTGAGCGCATTTGCATGGCGGCGTAAGTTAGTTGCGCTAGCCTCTTGTGAATTAAATTTAAAATAGTAAGACAGGCCGAGGTCTGGATCGAGTTTAGAAATATCTTGCGCTATCGACATAGTCATAGAAACAGCGCAGTCCATACAAAACACAAAATCTTTTGCCTTTTTGGGGCGATAAACAATTCCAACGTCGTTTACCAACATAGGCTTTTCGCAAGCCGTGCATTTGCTAATACCATTAAAAAATATATCCGGTGTTAAACTCATTTTTAGCTCCCTGTTTTAAACTTTTCCCACGCGACGATTGTTTTAATCATCATGGAATTTTGTGCGCCCGATGTATACGGGCAAGAGGTTGACTCAATGAACTGATCTATTTTGCCAATCCACTTCAACGAATCCTCGTGGTCTTGGGCTTGCTCCATGTACGGAAAGATTTTTCCGTCGGACGTTTTGTACGCTTTAACTTCTTCCATCATTAGCTCCTGTTGTACTCACACTGCTTCACTGCGCAGAATCGGCAGAGAGGGCCGCTCACTGGATTCCACACCCCATTTTCTAACGCCGCCTCGATTCGTGCAACATCTTGGCTAGGCTTCTCCATGTACTTGGCTACCATCTCGGCATGGTGCGTAGCCTTGACAAACTCCTTGCTGACCACGAACAACAGGGCCGACTTGACCTTCTTGATCTTGGGGTACTTCTTGAAGATGGCCGTGGCCACCAAATCAAGTTGCTTTACGTCAGCATAGCGAGCGTTCTTGCTAGTTTTGTAGTCCACCGACCACGCTAGCTCTTTGTCCTCGTCCAGCACAACCAAGTCGGCGATGCCACGCCACCATGCTTCAGGTGCGTCGAACGCGCATGGCTCAAGGTCTTTGGTCAGGCCGAGTTGTTCTTCACAAAGTTTGATGCCGGGGATGGAAACTAGAGCATCCAGCGTATCCCTAAGATATTCAAACGCGGGAGGGATCGGAGTCTTGTTGCTTATGTATTCTTCCGCAACTGTGTGCGCCGACTTGCCGTACAGCGTAGCTGTGGTGTCTGGCTCCTTGATGTCCTTGGCTACCTTGGTGTGGTAGTACTTCTTCGGGCACTGTTGGAACGTCTTCAGGCTACTGAAAGACCATTTAATCGGCTGCATTTTTTTCCTTGATCGCATCCGCTAGGTAAATGATTGCGTCGGCGATACCGTTGAGAGAGTGCGCAACTTCGTCTAAAGAATTACTTATGCCCTGCGCACCCTCAAACGATTTCATCCCGTGCGCTTCTATCGCTCCCATAGGAGTTGAGGCGTTGCCGTTACCCAGCATAGACGCCGCTCTTAAGATTGCGGCTCCGAGTGTTTCATCTACTTGCATACTTTCTCCTTTAAAAATCTTGTTCATGCTGTTTCTTTTACTAGGTAGGCTTCGCGTTTACGGGGCTCCCCGTTACCGCGCACAAATGAATTCCACCAGTAGATACCGCTCTTGCGTTGTTTGAAGTGACCCCGTACGTAATGCGCTGAAATGTCTAAGCGGTGGCTGACAACACCCTCGGTGGTGACGCTCTCAATCTCTTCCAAATGCAGCAACGTGTACGAGCTAGCAGAATACGCCTTCTGTTTCTTACCGCCCAACTTCATGCCTTTGGGGGGCACTCGTGCGGGAATTTTAGTCCGACCTACACCGCTCTTACAGCTAAGTAAGAGATAGGAAGCGAACATCAGGCATGGAATTTCTGAGGCGGCTTCCCTGATGTGTTGGCCTGTTTCGGGCGCTTGTAATATATGCTGCAAACGGTCGGGCGTAACCCCCGCCTTTACTGCGGCCTTGAGGAACGATGTGCATGGGATTATGTTGGCATCAACCGCGCCGTCCCCATTGACGTTGGAGCTAAGAGATATTTTAAGTGCGCCGACTGCGCCCATACCAAATAAAAACGTGAAAAAACTGTGCTGGATTCTGCCGTCAATGAACTCCCAATAAGGCAAACAAGTGAACACTCCTTCGCTTATCTCTCGGATGTACGCACCGATGCGTGTTATTTCTACGATGCCGTCGATAGTTCCGTTGTGGCGTAGCTTGCGAATATCCTCAGTCAGCGGGTACTCAATCACCGTATGCGGGTACGGCATGTGCAGTTCAGCAAGACTCGGCATCTTGAAAGACTTGGAGCGCACAAGCATCTCGGCGCTTAACGCAACCTCGGGGGACAGCATAAATATCTGCACGTCATTTTTCGGCACATCGTACTTAAACTCAGTCGGCAGTCCGAAGTCGCCAGACACGCCACGGTCAAAGAACCTATCCACCAGTGGTTTATTAACATCTTTCATCTTTGACGCTCCTGCATGTCTCTAATCGAGTTAATCATCAGCTTCGTTTCTGCCATTGCAATGAAGCCCTGCTCAATCGCCTCGGCAAACTTCTTTTCTAGCATCGCTTCGTGCGCCGCCTTCAGCGCGTTCTCGGCCAGCATACAAGGCCGTGCGTAATCAACAATCGCCATACGATTCTCCATATCCAGATTCACAGTTAAGAGGTAGCTCCAGACCCCACTTGGGCCTGAGACGCATGCAGATTTCGACGTATTCTTGCGCGGTAGCAACCTCGGCGGTTGGCACGATACAGGCTATCGCATCATGCACAGTCATCACGACTCGGTACTTCTTTGCAATCATCAACATCTGGTCGCCAATGATAATTCGGGCCAAGGCTTGACACACGTTCTCGATCAGCTTCCCGCCGTAGATGCGGTTGGGGATGATAGCTCGGCCTTTCTTTGTGTCGTACACAACCTCGACCCTGTCTGTTTCTTCATCAGTTTTCTGGCGCATGTTGGGGTAGCGGATGTACAGGCCGTTGGGCAAGCGAACGCCGTCTTTGCCTTCAATCTTCAGAACACCGCCATGACCTAACATTGTTAGCTGCCCCCTCAGAATTGCTTCAATCGCGGTGTTCGCCTCTTTCCACAGCGCAGTAATTTTTGGGTACGTTGCGCGGTAAGTGTCAATAATTCGCTTTGCTTCTTCGAGCGTAATTTCAACACCAAAATTCTTAAGTTGAGCTTGGAACTTCGCCGCACCCATCCCGTACCCACAACCAAGGATAGTGGTCTTACCAACGAATCTCTCGTCCTTCGTGATGTCAGCCACTGCTTTTCCGTAAATTGCTGACGCCATAATTTTGTAGACATCCTCGCCACGATCAAATGCGTCAACTAAATCGTCTTGGCCAGCTAACCATGCCAGCGTACGTGCTTCAATCTGAGATGAGTCGGAGTCGATCATCATGTACCCCACAGGTGCGAGGATTGCTTTTTTCAGTGGGGAATTGCGCGGAAGGTTCTGGAGGTTTACGTTGTCAGCCCCGCCCCATCGCCCAGTGTGGGCAGCGTAATAACGGAGGGGAACTGGCATTGACCCTCGTTGGGCGATACCAATAAACCTCTCGGTTCGGGTCTCTTCAATCGTAGACTTTGTACCCAGCCGTGCGGCGACCAATGCTTGTACCTCTAAACTTTCGTGCCCAAGAAGTTCTTTAAACTCCTCATCCGTCTTTGAGAAGGCATAGGTTTCTTTTCCTGTGGTGACGCTCTTCTTCATCGGCGGCTCAACACCCCACGCACGGAGCAAGTCGGCAAACCGTGGGTTACTCATCAAGTCGTCTTTGTTGTACTTCGCCAGAATGTTGGCTTTGCGCTGCTGCTCCCAAACTAAATGCCTTTCAAGCATGCCCTCGTCCAGTTGCAGTACTGGCTCGGTGAACATCTTGATCGTCAAGTCAATCAGGCGCAACTCAGTCGGCGGGAAGTCTTGGCTCATGCAGTTGAACAAATCCCACGTTAAGCGGACGTCGTTCTTACAGTACTCACCATACTGAGCTAGCTGTTGTGCAGGGAAGTCCGTGCGGCGCAACCCTTTTGCATCGTTGACCTCAGTGCCCTTCTCACCGATGTTGTAGAACTCGGCCAAGACTTTGAGACTCCCGCCTACGTTCGTACCGTGAAGCGCTCGGCCCATAGACAACGTATCCAACCAGCCCTTCGGTTTGATTTGAAAGTGCTCAGACAGAATGAACCCGTCGAACATAGCGTTGTGGGCTAAGGCAAGGGAAT